ATCACCAAACTCATAGAAGCCTTCACCAATTTGGTTATACATACTACGGATATTAGCCATAGTCTCACGAGCTGCATTGTTTACATTAGAGGGAGCCATACCTTCAGCAAAGTTTACACTTTGTGTATCAGTATTGTTTCCTGCTGTTGTACTGTATTTACCTACGCCTGTTCCTGCCATATTAGTTTCCTATGTTTAGTCCTGGATATTTAAACTTACGCCCTTCTGGATAAACAGGATGACCAAACTCACCGAGTAAAAAGTTTATTGCATCTTGGAAATCTACACCATCTTTCATCATTTGTTGTATAGGATTTCTAAATGCAAAAGGTACTAGTGATTCGCCAATTTGTAAACCATAGTCTCTAGCTTGATAAAGTAAAGATAAATCTCTATCTGTTATCGGACTAGGATAAGGACTAGTTAAATATTTTTTATTAAATAAAAGTTGTTGTGTTAGTTTAAGTGTACTTCCTTGTTTAGATACTAATGTTTTATAAGGATGTACTGCCCAATGCAAAGGCTCCATTAATTGTTTAGAGAATACCATATTCATACCATTACCTAAATCAATTTTAGTTGGATCTTTATTTTCAAGTAATGACTTACCTGTAAACATAAACTGTAATGCACTACCAAATGTAGCAAATATTAATGCAGCTCTTAATGCATAAGCTGTGTAAAGTTTTCTTCCAATAGGATCTCTATTAAATCCTGGAAATGCTTTACCAATAATTCTTAAGTTAGCTGTAGTCCAGTCTGGTGCAAATAATGCTAACTGCATAAGTCTTCTACCTGATGGTGTGTATGCACTACCTAATATTTTTTTCATTATTGGGTTAGTAGTGTCTTCGTATATCTGTCTCCAGTTTAATCCACCATATGCATCATTAGTAAACTCTGCTGCTTTTCTATCAAGAATATGCATAGGTACATTTTCATTAGCAGGATCTATTAATAGTTTTTGTCTAGCTGTTTGAAATGTATATAGCTTACCAGAATTATAAACATGATCCCAAGTTACCGCATCAATAAACTGAAATGGTTTGACTACTAATTTATTTATACCTTGTTGTGCTACCCATTTAGCAAAAGGACTTCCAATACGATCTGCTATTCTATTAGCACCTGCAAATAAATCATAGAACCTATGGTATCCAATATCTTCTGGATGTGAAAATATAACGCCAGCTCTTAGTCCTGCTTCATAATCATCAAAGTTACCACCTTCATTCATCATTCTCTTTGCACTAATTGTTTTAGGAACAAAGTATTTAATGCCTGGTACTTTGTCTAATCCAGCAACAGTAGCTATCTTAGAAATCTTAACACCTGCAAAAAACATATTTTCAAATAATGCAGCAGCATGAAAGAATGAATATCCAACACTTAATCTTTTTTGTAAGAAGTTAAAGTTTGATATAGCTCTAAAGAAACCTTTATCTTTTACAGCATCAAATGTCATTTTAATATGAGGTAGGGCTTCTTTATAAACATAAACAGGAGCCATATCTGCTTTAGATATTAGATCTTCTCTAAGTTTATATATCTCACCTAAAGTTTTAACCTTGCCTGATTTTCTAGCTGCTTCAACAAGTTCATTTACTCTACGATACTTTTTAATATTTCTAGGATTTGCTTCTAATAATCTATCATAACCAAACTTTACATAATCTGAAGCATCTACATCTTTAGGAATAGTTGTATATATCATCTTTTGTGTTTTACCTGTTCCACTAGTTAGTCCAGGTATATCTGCAGATAATAATCTATCTATTGCTGTTCTTTCACTTAATGCTTTATAGAGTGCATTATTATATAATGCTACAATCTCACCAAGATTTGTTGTTCTAGCTTCTAATCCTTTATCTATACCTTCAGAATAACTAGTAATCTTTTTAGAGTTCTCTGCTGGTAGTCTTCCAGAAAACTCTGGTCCACTTTTAGTATCAGTAAACATACTTGCAAAGAATGATTTTGCATCATTGTCACTAATCATAGCTGATCTTTGCCAGAAGCCAGGTAAGAAGTTTTGTCTAAACTTAATAGATAGTACACCATCATCTTTAATCATTTTGTGTATATCTTCAAAATACTTTTGAGCAGCTCTTGCAGCTTTTAATTCTTCTGGTGATAAATCTTTTTCAGTAACTTTTAACTTACCTTTATTAGCACCTTCTTTGTATCTTGTTTGCTGTATAAAATCTAATACTGCTACTTCTCTTTCAGGATGTACTGGAAACTCTTTCTTAAATGCTAAGTTTAATTTATGTCCATACATATTACCTAGCCTACTAAATGATTCCATATTATCAAATATGTATCTAGATATAGCTACAGCTTTTCTATCTAATAAATCTCTTGCTTCTCCTAACTCTGCTAGATCTTTAGAAAATCTTTTGTTTTGATTTATAAGATCTACATAGTATTGTTTATTTTCTTTTATGTTTATAGTCTTAGGATCTACACCTGTAGATTTAATTTCGTTAATAAAACTATCCCATTCAGTATCTAGTTTTAGTGCTTGTACTCTACCTCTTTTTGCTTGTGATGCTCTAGTTAATGCTTTAACACCTACTTTACCAAAGGTAGCTGCACCTAATGCAGCACCACCTACTATTGCAAATTGTTGTGGATCATCTGATCCTATATATGCACCTGCACCAAATATTGTACCTGCTGTAACTGGGAAGATTGCGTTCTCATAAGTTCTTTTTAATAGAGTCGTTTTGTTTTGTTTATCATAAAAGTTTTTAAATATTTCATTATGATCTGCTTTAATCTGTTGATACATTGCATTAGCATTTTTATCATTATATTTAAATTCTCTTTTAAGTAAGTTTGTTATTGCATCAACTGATATATCATCAAATGTTTGTGGTACACCACTTCCATCTGATCTAAAACTTTTTAATCTAGCTATAGCTTCAGGTTCACCTCTATTTGCTCTTACTATAGTTTGTAAATAATCTTTTGTAACATTATCAAGTTGGTTTGTATATTTACCTATAGATGTTATAGATCCACCAAATGCCATACCAAGAGCTAATCCACCAGCTCCTCCTAGTCCTGTTTCTACTGCAACTCTATTAGTATCAAACTCACCATCTTCACCTAATTGTTGTATTACTGAGTAGGCAGCAGCTTCTGGTGCTGCTGCTGTTCCTATTGCTAGTCCTCTAGATATTCTTGGTACTTTAGCTAATGCTTTGTTAGCTTGAAAAAATTTAGCTAACGCATTACCACCAAGTAAATATGGAGTAAATAATAAATATGGATCTGCTAATAATGCATTTACAAACTCCCCTCCTAATGCTCCTGGATTCATTTGTATAGCTTGTTTTAATGCATCTACACTAAATGGTTCTTGATCTATAGTATAACCATATCTTTCTAATGTAGCTTGTGCTTGTGTATATTCAGGTGTTCCTGCAAGATTAGGATTATTATCAATAAACTGTTGAGCTTTTTTGGCTTGTACTTCTTTAGTATTACCACTCATATATTGATATGCAGCCACAGGTAAACTTTCATATCTCATCAAGTCTATTGGATTTCTTAATGTTTCAAAAAATCCTTTTTGTTCAGGTATGCCACTACTAATATTACTGAGATCAATTCCTGATCCTACATTAGATAAATCTACTCCAGAATTTATATTGTTTAAATCAATACCACTATTTATATTAGATAGATCAACCCCTGAACCTATTCCTGATAGATCAACCTTTGCCATTTATCTTGGTACAAAACCTTGATCAATAATTTCTTGAGTAGCTTCTTCTCTTGACATATTAAATTGTTTCATTACTTCTTCTACAGATTTAGATTTTCCAGTGTTAGCAGTAAATTTACCACTACCAAATTTACCTTTACCAGAAATTAATTCACCTGTTTCTACTGCTCGTTCTATTACAAAGTTTAATGCAGTGCCAGAACCTACGCCTGGATTTAATAATTGAAACTCTTTTGCTCTACTAGATAAAGTAAATGCAACACCTTCATCTTTTATATCATATTGATTTTTTAAAATAGATGAAGCCATTGATTGTAGTTCTTTAGAAGGTTCTTTAACTTCACTAAGTTCTTGTTGTGTTTTTTGAACTTTTAATGTTTGTTGTTGAAAGTCTAATGCTTTTAATGATGCATCAAATAATGCTTTTGCTTGCTCAGCATTATATTTACTATTACCTAATAATGCTGTAGCAATATCTTCACCTTCTTGTCCTCTTTTATAAAGATCAAGACCTGACATAAATCTATTATAAGATTCTGGATTAGTTTGTTGTAGTGTAAATATTTTATCAATAGCTCCACCGATTCTACCTAAAAAGTCTGTTGATGATTCATCTGGTTTTTTTACAGGAATTATGGGTGTTTCTTCTTTTTCTTCTTTTGGTAACGTATCATCTACTTTACCACCACTCTCCTCAAATGCTTTTTGTTTATCTTGTGCTGCTTTCATTTCAGTATTTATTTCTTCACCAGTTTTAAATAAATCTGTTATTTTTGTTCCTGTCATAGTTTGTGGACCAAATTGTGTTTGAACTGTTTCTGTTACATTTGGAGTTAATGTAGGACTCAAAAATATTGTATTTGGATCTTTAGCTTTATTAGGGTTATATTGATCAATCATTGACTGCCTAAATTCTTCTGGAGTCATTGTTGGTGAAGTAACATATGGATTGTTCATGTAACTTTTATTTAATAATACCATTATAATAATCCTCCTAATAATCCACCAGCTATTGCACCTGCTGGACCCATACCAAATATACTACCTAGTTCATATCCTGACTGCGCACCTCCAAAAGCACTTGTTAATGGATTAGGTGCTGGTGCATATGTTGTTGTTGGTTCTTGAAATCCTGCTGCTGCAAATACTGGATTTTGAAATAATGATAATCTAGCAAATGGAGATTGTTGTGCAAATTGAAATCTATCTATTTGATCTTGTAAGTTACGAGCTGCAAGATCTTCTTGTCTAGCACCTACATCAAATATTCTATCTATACCAGAGCTTCGTCTTGTATCTATATCTGATTGTAATCCAGCTAAACCTTGAGCTGCTGTTAGTTGTCTACCTATTTGATTCTCAATAGATGTTTGTTCCGCTCGTCTTTCAGCTTCTGCTTGACTTAAAGCAAATGGAGCATATGCATCTGTAAATGCTCTAGTAGCTGCTGCTGTTGCTCCTGGACTTGTTCCTGTTCTACCCATAGAGCCAAATCTTGTAGCTATATCACCCATAACATCTTGACCAATAGATTGTCTAACTCCTGATAGGAAGTCTGCTTGAGGAGTTAATTGACTATAAGCTGTTGGCATAACACCAGATGCAAATCCACCCATAGCTCCAGATGCTATATCTAATAAAGGACTTTGACCTGTTTGTGTAAAACCTAAACCTTTTTGCAAATCCATTGCAGCTTGTGTTTCTGGTGCAAATGGTACTACAGTTGAACCTGGGAAAAATTCTCTACCTACATCACTACCATATAATCTTGCAGATTCTTGTAGTATATCTTGTACGAATGGTTCTGCTGGTCCATATACCCCTCCACCAAATGATGTTACTTGTGGGTCATCACTTCCAAATGACATATTAGTCCTCCAATTTTTTCTCTAATAAATAATGTGTTGTTTTATAGTTATGTTTATTTAATATGCGTGACCAACCTGGTCTTGCATATGCTTCTAAATGACTACACTTTTGTTCTTTAGCATAGTCTTCTAATACTTTAATTTTATCTTGCCAAAGTTTACGATCTTTACCTGTTACTATAAATAAGTTTAAAGATTTAGTATTAGATCTTTGTATAATCTTAGTAACAATACAACCTTGATATTTAGTTTTTCTTTTATCATTCCATAATATCCAAAGCTGAGCTTTATCATTATATAGTTGATCTAAAACATCTTCTATATTGTAATGATTTCCTGAAAACTTTAATGCTTTTTTTATAGAATCATTAACAAATTGTTCAACATCTTTAACTTTATCTGTAGGTATAAGTACAGGTATTGTCATGTAATTTCTAAATAGCTACATACTATATGCAATCTATCTGCTGTAGCTGCTGTAGCTTTTAATATTTCTCCTGCTGTTAATACTAATGGAGCTGTAAGTAATTCTGAAGTTCCATTAGCTGTAATAGTTTTAGTCTTAAATAAACTAAATACATCTGATCCGTTAGTTATTGTCAATGTAATAGTATCTCCACTACCTGAATCATCACTAACTAAAATAGATTTTATAATAGATGTAGCTGCTGTCGGTACAGTATAAACAGTTGTTACACTTGTTGCTGTAAGATCTACTTTACTATTTTTGTAAGTATGTGCCATCTTTTAAGTTCTTCCAAAATTCATCTAAAGGATTGTCATGTTCACAGTATGCACAATCACATTTATCACAAGTATCATCATTATTACAATGACAAGGATGATTACAATTTATGCAAGAAACCATGCTGATACCTCTTGATTTTCAGTATTATGAAAAGTAATTAACTGATTAGTAAGATCTTCTACAATTCTTTGAAAGTCTTCTGGGCTATCAATGTACTGATAGATATATTCTAAGTTTTGTTTACTTGCCATTAGAATCCACCAGCTCCACCTCGTCTACCACCTGTTCCTCCAATATTACTAGCATCTCCTACATTTCTATCTCCACTAAAACGACCTCCACCTTGATTACCGCCTTTATTACTACCTTTTCCAAGACTACTATCATCTCCAGATGGACCAGATGTTGGTGCTACTCTATCTTCAGGATCTCTATCTTTTTCCATAGCACTAGATCCTTGATAAGCACTATTTGCTATAGCTTGATCAAAAGTTTGACCTCTATCTATATCTTGCATAATTTTATTGATTGCCATATCACGAGGTATGTTTCCTAATAAACCCTCTAAGAAACCTAATGTACCTGGTAACTTAGGTTCATATGCATCAGGTAGTTGTCTAAAATTAAATTGTTCTATTTCTTTTCTTAATGCATTTCTTGCTTGATCAGCTTTAAATCTTTCTAAGTTTTCACGACCATCACCACGACTACCTTGTGATCTAGCAGATAGTGCTTGTCCACCACCCATAGATGTATTTGCTACAGCTGAAGGTAATCCATCTTCTCCTATAAGTCCTAATCCTTCATCATAAATAGTTTGAAAATTAGGTATATCATACTGAGGTATTTGTGTAGTTACTTGTCCAGTAACAGGATCAACAGCAAAAGATACTTGTTGTCCAGGTGTAGTTGTAGGAATCATTTGAGTATCAAAACCAGACCCAGTTAGTAATCCTTCATAATTAGATCTAATAGCATTGAATGATGCTTCTGCTGGTGTTGGATATGATAGAGCTTCATATCTAGCTCTAATACGATCAAAGTCTGCTGGGTTTCCTATTAACATTATCTATAACCTTCTTTTATTGCTTCTATGTCTATACCCTGTGCATCATTCCAAGTAGTAGATGCTGGTATTTGCATATTAAATTTAAAATATCTTGCACTTTTATGAAATGGTATTGTACCTGTAGCGTGCATAGTTGCAACAGGTGATGTAGTAGATTGTGAGTCTCCTACTCTATTTCTAAATGTAAGTGATCCAGTTGCTGATGTTGTATCTACAATAGGTCTAACATGAGTTACAAGTGATCTGTTTTGTCCAAACAATTCTGTTTCTGCTGTACCTATTTCACAAGCAAGGTTAGCACCTTCAAATGTACCAAACTTATGTGATGTATCAAATACACCTAATGATCTTAATCCACCTACAAATATATCACTATCTAATGGAACATTGATTGCATCTAAATTATTAGAACCTGATGATGGATAATCATCTAATTCATCTACAGTAAAACCAGGTGATATATAGTTGAATATCATTTCATGTGATAGTTCTACAATAGACCATCTAGAAGTTTCATAATTAAAAACTATAATTTTATCTGTTACACCAGATGCAGTAGATGGATATGACCAGCATACTAATTTATTTTTATAATCAACAGCTGCTCTAACTCGTTCTCTATGTGCAAATCTTAAATCATTAAAGAAGAATCTATCTACTTTACCATTACCGATTGGTTTTGATGAGTTACCATCTGTAACTCTAAAACCATCTTCTGATAAGAAATATACAAGGTTTCCTACTTTGATAACTGTCTTACCTTGAACTGCTCCTATGTTATCTTCAATACGCCTAAAAGAAAATATAACATTACCACCTCTATAATCCATTCTAGTAATTCTATTTTCTTGAAATATTAAACCAAACTGTCCACCTGTAACACCAGTAACAACTCCACCTTCAGGTAAGTCCTCTAAGTCTGCTTGGTTAGTTCCTGTTGTCCAAGATGTAGCATCATTAACTGCTGACCATTGTACTCTATTACGAGCAGTAGGTTGGAATCCTGTAACTACAAAGTTGTTTACAACTGCTGCATGTCTAAATGTTGGAGGTGAACCACCTAACAAAGCAAAGTCTGTTGAAGTATCTAATGACCATGCTCTAGGTGCATCAGAACCATTAAATGCAATTACTGTTTCTCCAAACTTTACAAAATCCCAATAAGCATTTTCTGCTGTACTGTAACTTACACCAGCACTTTCATCTACTACTGAGTTAGCTTGTATTTGATATAACTTACTAGAATCACCAGCAAAGATAGTTACATTACCACCATCAGATGTAAATGATGCAGCCCCCTGACATCTATTGTCTAATGCATTAGCTGTAGCTGTAGTAATACTTTTCCAAGGTCTATAACTATTTACAGCAGGATAAACATTTTTTGCTTCAGTTGAACCTGGATTAATATGATCAGGTAGGTCTGGTAACCATTCTCCAAAAGGTACTTGCATTATTTTACATTATCAAGATTGTTAATATTTATATCAGTTCTTTGTAATAAAGGTGAACCATTATATTTATCTTTAGCATCAGCTTCTTCTACTTGTTGCAATGCAGTTTCATATTGAGCTTTGAATTGTGCTACAGTAGATTGATCCATGCCTCTAATAAATGTAGATGCAAAATATAATGCACCATAAAGATATACATCAGGATGATTAGTTAAGATAAAGTTAGTAGCTGTACTACCATCTAAACTATCAAATGCTTTATAAAAAGTTAGTCTAGCAGTTACTGCTGTATCAGGAACAGGACTAAATCTAAAGTTAGATCCTTCTATAGAATATATTCTAGGTGTACCTGATGTTGTAATACCAGTTGTAGTAGCCTGATGAAACGGTGTAGATAACTCTAAAGTTCTATCTGGACTTGTACTAGTTATAACAAAACTTCTAACTTGTAAGAATCCTGTTGGTAAAGCCTCTGTTTCTGCATCTATTGTAAATGAAGTATTAACACTCTCCATAGCTCTTACTCTTAGTCTTCTATTGAAGTCTGCTTCTGTAAGATCTATAAAATCTTCTATCTCTGATGTAAGATCATCTCTAGCTAAAAAATTTGCAATAGAGGTTTTTAAATTTGTGTAAGTATCTAATGCCATTATAACCTCTTATCTCCTGTTCTAAAATACATATACTCATTACTGTTTACCATTTCTTTAATAATCTTTTTTTGTTCTTCTAAGTTTAATTTATGATAATTAGAATGACCAAATCGTTCTTTAGTTTTAACTTTTAAAGCTATTAATGGTATCTGAGCTATGCGTTGTAAATCACCTTTTTGATCAATATTATTTTGTGACCATCTATTTTCTTTTAATATATTTGTAGTATCTTGTGTACTCTTTACTACAAGTTTACGAGTACCTCTATCAATGTGTATTGGTTGATTTTTATCGTATGGATTATTTGTCATACTACAACAAGTGTACCAGTAACTGTAACTGTTGCTGCAAATGTAATTGGTCCAGCTAATACAGCACTAGTTATTATTTGATCTTTGTTTATTTCAGAATCATGTTCATGTATAGTTTCACCTGCTGGTGCATCACCTATATATTGAA